CAAATCCAGCGATGTACTTTCTAAATGGAACGTATTGACCAGGAGCTTGACCAATTGTTGTTACATCAATCTCAGCTCTTTCAATCTCAAAAGTCCACTCTCTTACTTGTCCGATAGAAGCAAAATCGTTGTAATAAACTTGAAATTCGTTAGGAGCTGCTGCTGTTCCAACATCAGTTAGGTTCACATCAGAACCGCCATTGGTTGCTGATACTTTTAACGCTCCTGTTGTAGCTGTGTACGCAGTAACGTAATAAGTTGTTCCAGCACTTAATCCAGCAGGTAATGTTCCTGTTCCTGACGCACCAGAAGAGCTGTCTATGACTTGAAACTTAACTGGATCACCTACTTTTAGGTTTAAGTAAGTCTGAACCACCATTGTTTCTGTGCCAATAGTGACATCAGCAGGACTGAAAGTACCTGTCGTACCAGCAGGTTTATAGTAGAGAGCACCTGATGTGCCCGATAGAACAGTAACGGCCATGAGGCTGCTTAGAAAATTTATTTACAGGTTAGCGTGTAATGCCAACTTTTATCAGCTTAGTACAGTTGCTACGAAAGAGGTATCTATTTCACTTTTAAACAAAGGGTTTGATTCAGTGCTTGAAAAATCTGGGCCTTCTATTGAGCCTAAACGCATGTAAACACCTGTCGTAGTTTTCTGAGAAGAATTAAGTGTTTCAAGCGTTGCTACGGCTGTTGTCATTAACGTTTGATTTCTTGACGGTCCTTTGCCTTTCTCTGTAAAAACTTGAATAGTAATTAAGCCTCTGGCGTTGTCCACGCTCTCTATAAGCGTTGGGTCGTTTGTTAAGCCAAAATCAATATTTACCTGCACAAATTCACTTGTACTGTTAGGGGGATCGGCAATTACATTGTCAAAATAGATTGGTACAGCAGGACTAAGTGCGCCAAACGCTGTTAATAAGGGATTTTCTACAGCAGCCCTAATTTTTTGGTAATTCATCCAAATCCTCTTGTTGCAGTACGACGATCAGACTTTTTCAAAGCCCTATCCATTTCTATTCTAATTGCACGATCCAGCTCTCCTGCTTTTACGTATTTTCGGAACCAATTGAGTTTTGCTGTTCTAGTTGGTCTACCCCCTGAACCTGTGTTTATAGAACCCCTTAACTTTGGCGTTGATCTGCTTCCAGAACCCACTTCCCACTTACTACTAGGGAAGTAACCTTCACTTATAAATTTAGGTTCAGGTGTAGGGGGTAGATACATATCTCTTTGAAAGTCAAAGGCTGTCTCTTTGTAGGGAGAGTCATTCTCGATCTCAAATACAACGCTATTTAGGCTAAATATCCCCTTTATTGCTTCTCTACCTGTTGTGGTAGGAAATCGGACACCAGTTGGAGCACCCTGACCACGAAAGTTTCTACACTTAAACGTTTTATGTGTAGGTGTTGTTATTTGCCATGAATTTGAAAAACTACCTGTCCAACTTGGTCCTACTTGCTGTAAGTCACTGATTATTCGGGCAGAAGCAAATGCTGGTCCGTGATAAGCAACAGAAGCAGCAACTCTATCCACCTCTTTTAGGGCTTTCCATAGTTCATTGACAAATTTTGCCATTATTGAGGTCTAACAATGAGAGTGTGAAAAATTGGATTGTCACCTCTTGCTGTACTTACATTTAATACTTTTCCCTCTCTAGTAGCTCCTGCCTGTGGATATTGCATACGATCTGACTCTTTTGGGTAATAATTTCCTAATTCCGCAGTACCGATGATGACTTTTACATCTGTTGTTTGATACAAACCTTTACTCTCGTTGGTACTT